CGAACCGGAAGGGGCGGTCCGCTCAGGCTCGCGCCTGTCCCCGGCACGGTAGGCACTGCGCTAGACCGCGCAGAACCCCTTGACGTTGCGCGCGGTCGTGTTGTTCGGAGCCTCCTGACCCCGATACAGGTCGGCCTGCGCCGAATAGGTCTGCGTCGAGGCCGGCGTGATGACAAGCGTCAGGTAGCGCTTGCGCCCGCGCAAGTCCACGTCGAACTCGAAGTACGGCTTTCCGTCTGTCGCGGATGCAGGAGCCGGGATGGTGTAGTCCGTCCCAGCCACGCAGCCGGTGATGGCCGCCGTGTTCGTGTCCGACGCATCGCCCTCGACCAGTGTGAACGCCGCCGGGGACTTGTTCGTCGCCTGGGTGCTCGCGTGGACGACGATCCGGGCGTAGGAGTAGCCCTTCGTGTCGAGCCTGCTCGACGTGATGGTGTCGCCTGTGGAGGCCGTGACGGCTTCCAGAATCAGGGTGGATTTGATGCCCTGTGGTCCATTCATGTCATGCCCTCCTATCAGGCGTTCAGGGTGCACAGGCCGCCGATGGGACCGGGGACCTGAGACGTTGCCGTCGCGTGGGCCGTGCCGACTTCGTGGCAGAGACAGTCGAAGCGCTCGGTACCGCGCACGGCGATCTGGTCGGTGCTGAACAGGAACTGGTCGGAGGTCGCGATGGAGATGGATCGGCGGTCGCCGAACGCTGTCGCGAGCTTGAAGTTCCCGAACAGGCAGCACAGAGACGAAGCTGCTGATGCAGCAGGCAGGACTTGAGAGATGACGACCGGGTAACCCAGGAACATCGGACGGCGGACGCCGTTGACGATTTCCGTTGTGGTCGTGCCACCAGCGGCAAGCGCAAGCCGGGCCATCACGGTGTAGTAGAACACGCGATGACATACCCAGACGCAGTCGGGTCCGTCGGCGCTGGACACAATAGCGCCGAGCACGGGGAAGAAATCCGCTTGTGCAGCCTCGCTCCAGAGGTTGCCCGTCGCGTTGAACAGCGTCGGGTTATACAGGCGATCGGCGTCGGTCGTCCACGTCCCGCCAGCGCCCTCGACGGAGTCGCGGAACTTGCGGGTGATGCCGACCATGCCGCCGTAGTCGCTCGTGCCGTCGCCGTTGAAGCCGCAGATGTCCTCCTTGTAGGCGAACGCCTGGCCGATCTCCTTGGCGAGTATGTCGCCGATGTCAACGGCGCTGTCCTCGTCGAGTTCGCTGGAGTGATAGGTCAGCGTCGCCATCTTCTTGGCTACGAGGTTCACCACGTCAACGGCGATGTCGCTAGCCGTTGGCGCCGTGTTCTCGCCCACGAAGTAGGCAGTCAGCCCGCTCGTGCGACGGGGTATCGTCTTGGTATCGCTCGTCATGCGCTCGGTGCGTGCGATGTTGCGGAACGCGCCGTACTGCTCGACGATGCGGATCAGGTCCGGAACGAACACCTCGGGAACGAGGTAGCCGCCCGCCGTGGCGATCCCCTCGGTCATGGCCTTGGCGTCAGCGTCCTCCATGAACGCGAGCCCGTGCTCGCGACACCAGTCAGCGGCTTTGCCCCTGCCCTTCGCATGGACGGCGGCGAACCAGTGACCGAACGCAAATGCCTTCTGCTGTGCGCTTCCGGCGTCGTCGTCGAGGAAGTTCCCGACGGCGCGGCGCATGGCCCGCGCGGGGACTTTGACGCCCTTGAGGTCGGACGCCAATCCCTTCGATGCGGTCGGTGCCGGTGGGTCGGGTAGTGCGGGCGCAGGCGGCGCGTCCGGCGTCTTGAGCCAGCCGGACAGGTCCGACTGTGCCTTCTGTGCGCCCGTGATGGCGTCGTGCTGCGCCTTGAGCTGCTTCGCGTCGTCAAGCAGGGCATTGGCCCTCGTCACGTCCTCGGTGGATGGTGCATCCACGCTGAGGATAGACTGAGCCTCCGCGACCTTGCCCGCGATCTGAGCAGCCAGGAGTTGCAGGTTCATTGTCTATGCTCCTTGCATCAGTGATGCGCGGAACTGCGCCACCGCGATCCGTGTCGCGCGGAGCAGACCGCTATCGTCGGTAGTGGGGTCGTCCTCACCGCCGCCTGCATCCCGCAGGAGCGCCGTGTAGCCATGTGAGGCGATGGCCGTTGCGTCCGCCCGTGACCAACCTGCATCCCGCAGGTATGCCTCGAACTCGCGCGTAGTGGTCGGCAACGGTGCGCCGGCGCCCTTCACGCCGGTAGCCGTCGCCGCCGGGTTCATGGGGACCGGCACGACTGAAAACTCGTACAGGTCCGCGATCTCCGTGATGGCCCGGCAATAGGTCGGGCGCTTGCGGATGCCGGATGCGTCGAACAGGGTCATATCCTGCTCGGTCGTTTCGGCGTGCTTCAGTAGGTCCTTGCCGGAGCCGAACTCCATGAAGCCGCCGTCGGCGATGTTGAAGCCGACCGACAGCCCGACCGTCAGCCCGCGCTCCAGCCGCTCGACGCAGCGAGTGCGGACAGCCTGGGATCGGTCGTCGGAGTGGAACTCAGCGTCAACCACGAGCGTGTTGCCAACCTCCTTGGCCGCGACCGGCATGGCTACCACGTCGCCCATGCTCCATTCGTGTGTGTCGGCCACGAAGCCGCTCTTCAGGAACTCGGGCAGGGCGCGCTTGAATGCGCCGGGGTAGATCACGTCATACCCACGGTCCATGTTGCCCATGACCGCCGCCGCGCCGCGCAGGTGATTCTCCGCGACCTCGCCCGTGAGCCGGTATCCCTTGATTTCGCGCATGGTGTCCTACCCCCCTGCCTCTACTGTTCCAGTATGTCAAGCGCAGACAGCGCCATCTCGACGGACTCGGCCTCTATCGCCACGACGGCATCGTCAGGATGCTCGTCCATCCATGCCGCGATCAGGTCACGGCACGCTTCAAGTTCGGGCCGCGTCATGGCGGTGCGGATACGTCGCTGCACGTCGGCTTGTGTCATTTGGGGATACTGCCCAACCCGATGCGTGACCCCATCACCCTGGCCCTCTGATACTGCTCTGCGGGGACTTTACCGCGCAGGCTCTCTCGCAACGTAGTGGCTCTGGCGTCTAACGGCGTAGCCAGCATGCTCTGGTAAAACTCACGCGGCTTCATGCCGAGTATGCCCCGGAACATCTCCAAGGCCTCGTATTCCTGGTCGTATGTGGACAGCCTGCGCATGATTACGCCGACCTTGCCGGCCACTTCATCGAGTACCGAACGCGTCATGCCCTCCACGCACCCTTCCTCCATGAACCTCTGCTTTCCGTTGTATGTACGCGGAGACAACCCGGCGCTGTGAGCGTGCATCAGTTCGTGAGTGACCGTGCCATACCGCTCCGGCTTGTCGGCCCATCGCCGGTTAAGCGAAATCGAACACACGTACTCTTTAGCCCCAAGCGCGTTTATGCGCCTGAGTTGCGTGACGCCCTTCCACCTGCTCGGCTTGCCCATGATCTCGTCCACAACCTGAGCGATGATTGCCGTTTCCTCCGTGGCGCGTTCGTCCGTGCCTATCGCGTACTTGTCGGCCTCGCTCATCTGGCGGTACTTAGGCTTTGGCGGCTCCGGCTTGGGCGCGGCGGGTGCAGGTTTCGGCGTCTTGTCTCCTGCAAGCATCGCCTGCGCCGCCGCGTCTCCGGCGTCCGCGTACCTCTGAAGCTCGGCGTCCGTGATGCCGCCGAGGTCCGGTATCTGGTCCGTCGCCCACGAACCCGTCTCAGGCCATGCGGCCAGTACGGTCGTCGTGAAGCACAGCCCGTTAGGGTGATCGGACGGCACGGCGTTCATGTCTGAATAGACGCCGGGCCCGAGCCCGCTGTCATGCAGCGCCCACACATCGCAAATGTCAGGCTTCGGGTGGGATGTGCTGACTTGCCACTTGACGCCCTTGACACCATCGCGCAGTTTGCCCGTTTGCGGGTCGAGCGTCGAGCGCAGGTGCGCCTCGCCGTGCGCGTGCGCGATCTCCGTCCGGGCGATCCGCGCAGCTTGCATGGCCGACGCCGAGGTCTTCGCCAGCGGGCCTTCGAGGAGCCTGTTCATCGTCTGCTCGACGGACAGCCCCTCGACGATGGACTGTATCATGGTGTCGGCCACGCCGGTCCTGAGCATCTGGTCAACGCCGTAGAGCCGATCTGACAGCCGCAGCCCGTCGCCGTAGTACCGCGTCGCCAGCGCCTCTACCGCGTCGTGCGCGACGTGACCGAACGTGATGGTGCGCTCCCCGCCGTCAGGCTCGGTGAACGTCTCGGTCATCTCGGCCCGAACGAGCGGGTCCTGCGTGCCAAGCGGCCCGAGCAGTTCCTGCACACGGCGCTCACGCACCACGGCGGCTTGAGCGAGTTCGAGCATCCCGCCACGAAGCCGCGACGCGAACGTCTGGTTGAACTGCCGCAGCGTCTCCTCGATCTCCCGCAGCATATTCTGCATGTAGACCTGCTCCATGCGCTCGTCGCGGTCGCCTATCATGTGACCCGGAATGCCCGACAACCGCGCCATGATGCCCTCAGCAGCGTCGTTGTACGTCCGCGCCAGCCGCCGCACGTTCGACGCCGTGAACCGGAGTTGCCGGTTGCGCGCCGCCCTGATCGTGTCCTGGTAGGTCGAAAGCGTCGGCTCGACCTTACGACGCGTCGGCGTCCGCATTGTCGCCCTCTGCCGCCGTCAGAGCGGCGATCTCCTCCATGATGCGATCTACCCACGGGCTCGGCGTGTTGTCCGTGTCTGCCGCCGGTAGCGCCTTCTGCGGCGGGGCAGGTGGAGCCGCTGCGGGCGTCTTCGCCGCCTGTGCCTCTGCGATCTCGGCCTGCCGCTCCAGGTTCGCCGCCTGCGCCTCGGCCTTCACGTCGTCCACGTAGATCTCGTCCTCGGGCGCCGCGTCCATGCCCGTCTCAAGCCGTGCCTCGGCGCGTGTCCATATCCCGGCGACGTAGTTCTGCCTGGCGCGCGTGTCGCGCTCCAGGACGTTCTCCTGCAACGCCTCGATGCCGCCCACGTCATAGGCGACGTGCTGATTGTCTGCCGGCGCGTACTCGGGCAGGAGTTGCGCGTCCAGCCCGTCCTCGATCACGGCCATGAGCGGCAGGACGGCGTTCTCCCATGCCGACCGCCGGGCCTCCTGCGCGTTCGAGTACGTCCGTTGGCTGTCCGGGAGCCCTACGGCCATAGGCGACAGGCCGAGCGCGGAGAGGATGCGCGCCGTCGCCTGCTCGGTCAGTTGCGTCAGCGCCATGTCGTCCGGGGTCAACGCGGGCGTGTCAATCTTGGCCGGGAAGTTCAGGATGAGCGGCTTACCCCTCTCGTCGCCGGTCGTGCGCCGCTGGATCAGTTCGACCAGCTTCTCGCCCTCGGTGTCGAGGTCAACGTCCGGGTCCGTCGGCGACAGGAGCATCGAGGGCACGCCCATGTTGCCGATGATGCTCGCCACGTAGGTGATGGCCTCGTTGTCGGTCGCTATCTCGCGGAAGACGGCCTTGAGCGGGCTTATGCCGCGACGCGGGTTCTCGGGGTCCATGCCATAGCGCAGGTGGATGATGTCCTCGATGGGGTAGATGTCGGGCTTGCCCGAGGCGTTCGCGTACTCGTAGTGGTCAACGAGCTTCGTGCGCTTCTCGTCGCTCACGGGCTCCATGCGCCAGTGCTGGAGCCAGTAGAGTTCCACGGGCGCGAGGAGGTTACCGGCCCGCCCCCGCACCTTGTAGAGGTACGCGTTGCCGTCGGCCAGCAGGGACGTGACGACTGCCGAGGTAAGCGCCTTGCCTGAGTACGTGGTGTTCGGTCGGCCCCACAGGAGCGCCAGCGGGTGCTCGGGGTCGTACTCAGGACCGTCCGGGCCGTCCGTCGCCACGGCAAGCTCGGCCTCTGGGAACGACTGCGCGATCCAGTTCATGCCGATCCAGACGGCGCTGTTCAGCCACGGATGCCCGACGCGCTTCGACCACTCCTTGTTTGAGCCCGGCAGGATGACACGCGTTCGTCGCGAGTTGCGGATCGGATGCCAATGCGACTCGTCGCTGTACGGCATGTCGCCGATGCCCTTGCGGAT